TAAGTTTATTAAATGTAAATTTTCTTAACCATATAGGCATATTATATATTGTATGCCAATCATATCCACCATTACCATGAAATACTATTTCATGTATTTCTGTGAATAAAGAGAATCTATACTCGGGCGTCAGGCCAAAAAAAGTTAATAGTAATAGGAACTTCGATGTCCTCCTCTGCACCTCTAGAATTAGTAACTGATGTAGTTAAATCAATGTCTGGTGATATAGATGCGTAATGTTGTCTAAATGCTCTAGCTTCTTTAGCTAATAAGTAATTATTAATAAAATCACGAATTGATTTAGTTTCTGAGTCACCATTAACAGCTGTAATCATATGACATAGTCTTACTATACCTTCATTTGATGCGTCTTTGTTTAATTTTTTTAAACCTTTTACTTCAGCATCAATTTTTTGTTCGTCACCGTGAGTTAATAATTTAAATGTAATTACATTACCTGAATCAGGTAAAGTATAATTAAACATATTAGCTCCTTTACTTGCTTTTACTTCTGGTGATACTGGTTTTGGGTTTAATAATGATAAATCAACTTTTTGTTCTGTTCCATCATAATTAAATTCATAATCTTTACCATATGCTAATACACGAGCAGCAATCATTAATGAGTTTTTATCACCTACTAACAAATCATTATAATCAAATTTAGTAACAATTAATGATTGTAATAATTTATCAATTACTGTACCTTGTTTGATATAAGCCGAGTTAGTTAGAATATCTTCTTCTCTCGCTGTCATATATTTCATTTCAAGTTTACCGCTTGATAACGGGTGTGATTCGGGATATAGAAGTCCTTGTGACGGTAGTTCTATAGTTTCGGTTGGGACCTTAAATTTGTTTTCTTCCATAAATTTGATTTGTTTATAACTATGTTTATATATATAAATATATGAAGAAAAAAGAAGCTCACCAAAAGGCGAGCCATCTTAATCCTGTATTTCGGGAGGGGGAGGTTTAGAAATTTAAGATACAATAATCTGGTTGTACAGTTAATTGGATATTTTGAGCCGCTGACTCGTTATCCCAACTGTAATCTCCAAAGTTTGCATTTGTAATAATAGCACCTTTAATAATCCATTCTGAAACGATATCACCTACTGGTCCTAATACGTCTAATGTTAAGTCTTTCTTATAGAAATCACTATAACCATCTCTACCAGTTACTGATTCGTGATGTAAACGCACCCATTCCATTACTGCCTGAGCTCCTGAAGGAGTGATAGGGTCAAATAATGTCATTTGAATTTCACCCCATTTACTTTTACCTTTTACAAAGCGTTGAACGTTAATGTGGTTTAATACTACTGTATCTTGTGTTAACGTTACCGCATTTACTCCTTTGATAATATACGCTGGAATACCATCCATGTATAAAATGAAACGGTTCTGTTGTTTCGGTTCGAACGCTGTGAAAAATATTTCGTTTGGATCTAATACTGCCATGTTTATTTTTTGTTATTTATTCTTTATTATAAATATTATTTAATTTAATCCTTACGCTGGGAATGTTGCTCCTGTAGGTAAGATGTTGAAATCTAAGTAAATAAATTCAGCTGTTCTTGTAGGTTGGATATAAATTTGTCCGATTAACTCATTTCTATCAATTACGTCTGCTGTATTATTTGTTTCATTCATAATTACTCTAAACGCGTATAAACCTTGTTTTTGTTGAACTGATTCTAAGTATGGATTTACTTGTGATAAGAATACGTTTCTTGTTGCTGTTGAATTTTGTTCAAATACTAATGTATTAGCAATTTGTGAAATATAGTTCTTAAGAGCAATTAACAATCTTCTAACATTTACTCTATCTAAAGCTGATGCTTGAGTTTGTAATGTTTTCTGACCATATACTACTGTACCTGTTCCAGGGAATGTAGCAATAGGATTTACTTTGTTTGTATATAAAGTATCTCTACTTGTTTGTGGTAATTTTTGTTCTGCTCTAATTACTTGTAATCCACCTCTGTTAATACCTGCTGGTGCAAACCAAGGCTCAGCTACTGTATCATTAAATGCAAACACACCTGCCATTACTGTTGATGCTGGAACCCAAACATTCTTTCCTGTAGCAGGATCAATCATTTGAACCCAAGGCCAGTATGAAGCCGCGTATGAAGTATTTCTTGAATTAGCTTGAGATGTTACTGTTGAAATAGTAGTGTTATAAGGTACTAAGTCTAATACAAATAAACTATCTCCTCTTGTTTGAGTATTATTAATCATTGATGTACATTGTGATGTATATCCTGAGTTATATAATCCTGGAGCAAATAAGATGTTAAATTTGTATTCATCTTGGTTAGCTAATAAGTTGATCATATTATTATAATCTGCACCTACTAAACCTTGTGTATTTGTACCATTAATAGTTTCGTAAAAATTAGCTCCTGCTGCTACTTGTCCTACACCACCTGTAAATGAACCACTTGAGTTAAATGGAATTGATGATGTGTATTGTGATTTAGCTACCCCTGTATTATCAAAATAATATGGAGTTGGAGTATTAACTGCTGAAACTCTTACATAACGTGAAGCGTTAAAGTAAGAACCAGATACTTCAATTTGATTTGTTGTTGGGTTATAATTTTGATCTTGATCTCCAAGTACTCTTGAAATAAAATTAGCAGCAAATGGATCTAATGATAATCCAGTCCAAGTTTCTAATACAATTGGATTATTTGTATTATCATTACCTTGACGAATTAATAAACTAAATGTTCCAGAAGCTGTATCAGAATTTAAAATTTGATATCTAATATTATCTGCTGAACCTGAAGCTAATGAACCACTTATATCTATTGATGAAGAACTGTTCATAATAATACCTTCAGATAATGTAGTTAAAACAAATGCTGTAGCACCTGAACCACCTGTAAAGTATGATGTAGTACTTCCTGAAGTTACATAGTATAAATCTCCAGCTGGTCCAACTGGACTAACTGTATTAAAGAATATACCTGTTGATGCTGATACACTTGAAGTTATATACTGTAATGAAGCACTATATGGAGCAATAGATTTACTAACATTAAATGCTGCTACAATTGCTGTGATAGTATTTGCTGGTGTTGAACCTGAAGCTACAAAAATTGTATTTGTTGTGTTTGCAGGTGCTGGGCTACCAGTTACTGCTATAATAACACCATTTACATTAAATGAACCAGTTGGTTGAATAAAATTAGCAATACTAGCACTATCAAATGTGAATGAAGCTGTAGTTGCAAATGTATTATTTTCAATATTTGTACTAGTTGCTGGTGTCCAAGTATTACTTGCACTTACAACTCTAGCTACTAATAATGATGTACCACCATTATTAAAATAATTATAAGCAGCAATTGAAGTGAAGAATGATACATTATCACTACCACTTTGGAATCCTGCGCCAAATTTATTTACGTAATCGCTGTATGAGGTAACAACAGTTGGAATTTCAACGGGACCTAAAACTGTAGGACCGATAATTGCTGCACCTACGTTAACTGGTTGTTGTCTGATAAACGATGAATCGTTTTCTCTTGCTAATACACCAGGGGAAATTAATGTTTCTGCCATGTTATTTGTTAATAAGTTTAATGTTTATTATAAATATATTAAGGAATCTTAAAATCATTCGTTTCCGATGAATTCTCCACTATCTATATTAATGGTTCCTACACCGTATTTTGATTGAAGTTCTTGACTTAATTTTAATTCTGTTATTTTAATTTCTTTAAGTTCTTCAGTTACTTCTTGCTTTTGTAATTTTAAATCTTGGATTGACATTTCAATTAATCCGTATTTATCAATTAATTCATCTCTTAATTTTTGAATTTCTTTTACTGATGAAATTTCTTGTTCTGTTAATTTTTCTACTTTCATGACTTTTATATTATTGTTAATTACGATACTGATGTAGCTAACGTAGTACTTATTGAGTATATTATACCTTGTACTTCTGTATTAAACCATACTGTTGTTGTTCCTAAATCAGCTGGGGTTGATATTCGTACAGCAAATGCACCTGATGTATTTGTTACAGCGTGATTTATTGAGCCTGTTGTATTAGCTACAACTTGACTTCCTGAGATTATTGAATATGTAGGTGATGATATTGCTGGTATAGAAGCAGCTCCATATTGAGTAGTTGATGTCCACCAATGTATTAGCTGGCGAGGATTACTTAAAGGTGTACCATCTACTTCCTCAAATTCGGCTAATATGGTTCGTCCTTGTGCTGTTCCTGTTACTGATAGACTACAACTTACAAATCCATCATTCACAATATTTCTTATAGGTCCTGTTACAGTTAATGAACCTGTGATTATAGTATCACCTCTAACATCTAAGGTAGCATTTGGTGTAGCTGCTGCTCCTATAGTTACTTTACTTCCTGTACCCCATAAAATAACACTACCTGAAGCATCAGTTAAAGCTACAACTTTAGTTAAAGAAGCAGAACCTGGATGTCCACCTATAATAACATTATCACTACCATTAGTTATAAGTTTACCTGAACCTGAGCCTATTAATATGTTACCACTTCCTGCGGTGACTGCTAATCCGGCATAATATCCTATTCCTATATTGTAACTTCCTGCTAAATTAGTTGCGGATAAAGTTGCTCTACCTAGAGCTGTATTACCCTCACCTTCTATATCTTGCCCTGCAGCAAATCCTACTGCTGTATTAGCACTTCCTCCACTTGAAAGATATAATGCATTTCCTCCTATAGCGGTATTAGCTGTTCCTGTTGAATTAGCACCTAAAGCAGCTTGACCTACAGCAGTATTAGAATCTGTAGAATTAGCTCCATTACCTACTGTTATACCATTAACTAATATATCTCCACTACTTGTTATTCGACCGGTAACATTTAAAACAGTACCATCAAATGTTAATCCTACTGAGCCAGTAGCTATATTAGAAGCGTTTTTCCAAACTACTTGATTAGCTGAACCTGCTACAGGACCTGTTGCTCCTGATATACCTGAAGTACCACTTAAACCTGATGTACCTGAAAGACCTGATATTCCTGATAAACCTGATGTACCTGAGAGACCTGATAAGCCTGAGGTACCACTTAAACCACTTGTTCCTGATAAGCCTGAAGTGCCGCTTAAACCTGAAAGTCCTGATGTACCTGATAAGCCTGAAGTGCCACTTAAGCCTGAGGTACCACTTAAACCACTTGTTCCTGATAAGCCTGATAGACCAGACTCACCTGAAATACCTGATTGGCCTGATAAGCCTGAAGTACCACTTAAGCCTGATTGGCCTGAAAGACCACTTGTTCCTGATAAGCCTGAAGTACCGCTTAAACCTGATAGACCAGACTCACCTGAAAGACCTGATTGTCCTGATATACCTGATTGGCCTGAAAGACCACTTGTTCCTGATAAGCCTGATTCACCTGAAATACCTGATATACCTGATTGGCCTGAAAGACCACTTGTTCCTGATAAGCCTGATTCACCTGATATACCTGATTGACCTGAAAGACCACTTGTTCCTGATAAACCTGATTGACCTGATAAACCTGAGTCTCCATTAGTACCACTCAAACCTGAAGTACCACTTAAACCTGAAAGTCCTAAAATACCACTTGTACCACTTAAGCCTGAAATACCTGAGTCTCCATTAGTACCATTTTGACCTGAAATACCTGAGAGACCATTTATACCTGAGATACCTGAATCTCCATTAGTACCATTTTGACCTGAAATACCTGATTGACCTGAAATACCACTTGTACCACTTAAGCCTGAAATACCTGATGTACCTGATAAACCGGATAAACCTGAAGTTCCTGAAAGACCTGATTGGCCATCACCATTAATACCACTTATACCTGATGTTCCTGAAATACCTGATAAACCTAAAGTACCACTTAAACCAGAAAGACCTGATGTACCTGAAAGTCCTGAGTCTCCATTTGTACCTGATGTACCTGATATACCACTTAAACCTGATAAACCTGATGTACCTGATAAGCCACTTGTTCCTGATATACCTGAGTCTCCGTTTGTACCATTTTGACCACTTATACCTGAAAGACCTAATGTACCGCTTAAACCTGATGTTCCTGATAAACCTGAAGTTCCTGAAAGACCAGATAAACCGCTTGTACCTGAAATACCTGAATCTCCGTTTGTGCCATTTTGACCACTTGTACCTGAAATACCTGATAAACCTAAAGTACCACTTAGACCTGATAAACCTGATGTACCTGATAAACCGGATAAACCTGATGTTCCTGAAATACCTGATTGACCATCACCATTAATACCACTTATACCTGATGTACCTGAAATACCAGATGTACCACTTAATCCTGATTGACCAATTGTACCTGAAAGACCTGAGTTTCCATTAGTACCACTTGTACCTGAAATTCCTGAAATACCTAATGTACCTGATAAACCTGAAGTTCCA